CCTATCGTACTCATCAACAAACAGCTTTTCATTGGTGCTTATGATACATTAACTATTGACGTTACTAGATCATCAAATGCATTCCACTGGATTTTCCAGGGACGTGCGCATCAATTGAAAGATGAAGATTTTGCACTTTTTACATCTACAGGTATATTACCACCTATCATGCAAGAATTACCCCAGTTCATCATCGCAGCAATTGTAGCAAGATACACATCAATGCGAAAAGAAGAGACACCGCTTATCCGCACTTGGATCGATCATTACACCATTGAGCGTATGATTAAAGACTATAAAGAAAGAGGATTATTGTCATTCCTCTTTAATCATAAAGCCCTCACACTCTGCGCTGGTATTTTAGGGATTGCAACAGTTACCACACTTGGTATCAAACTGTATAAATATCTAAATCCCCAAAATCAAGCTAATTCATCAGATGATGAAGATGATCCTGATAGTTCACACTATAAGGACATTTCTCATTTAAAGAGTGGTTATCGCAGTGCTTTAGTTAAAGGAGATCGATTAGCTATGGTAAATATTCATAATCAAGCACGTCAAGAAGGTCTTATGGAAAAACTTAATCAATGGGAACACGCATTCAGATCAAACTCATATCTCAGTAGACCAAAAACTGAAATTGAACTTATGATACGAGAAAGTGTTAATAACCAAGATTTGGACAGTTTATCATTCTTCATAAAATTCGATCCAGAAACTGTAAAAGCTGTCCTTGCAAACAAAGCAAATATGTTATCAATTCGAGAAACACAACATCAAATGCCAACTTTGCCTCAAATTTGGATCGAAAAATTAAAACGTAATTACGTTTTAGTTATAAATCCAATTACCCAAGCAAAAGTATATGCACTTGGATTGAGAGATAAAACAGCAATAACAGTTTCTCACATCTTTCATAAAGTGGGAGAGAAGTGCATTATTCAGAGTGATGGTAAACAATATGAAGCCATATGCTCAGCATTACATCGACAACGTGATATGGCAATAATTCAGATTGAAGATAAAACCTTTCCAAATTTTAGGAACTATACTAACTTCTTAGTTTCAAATCAAGAGTTTGGAAAATTTACCACAGCATGGTTTGTTCGACCAACAGACAAACCTCTCATTTACTCTGCATCAACCCGTTTCAAGGGACGCAGTGCATTCACAATGACCGATGCTAATAACCCACTTTATACACTCAATCATGATTTTTGGGAATTCCATCTTATTGGTATGAAGGATTTAACAAGTACATTTTCATCAGGTGATTGTGGTCTTCCACTAATGGCCATGTTTGAAAATGAATGGAAAATAATTGGTATCCATAACTCAATCAATGGAATAAGCTCAACAGGCTTCTTTTCTTCAATATCAACGGAAGATTTAAGTAATGTTTCTAATTCCTATTCCAATAAAGTACCACATATTCTCGATCCAGACACTGGTTATGTCCTTGATTCATCAACATACAAAGCCTTAACCTGTGGAAAATGGGAAGATTCCAAATATTCAGGAGTTTCCCCACTCAAAATTATTGGACGTAATTCTGCTTTACATACACATTCAAGTCCCAAGCATAAGAAAAAATATGTTCGCGTCTGCGAAGATATTCTTCAATGTGAAACCCTACCTAGTGCACTTGATATGACTCATGTAAAGGACACATCAAAACTGATAGCTGATAGAAGGGGTGATTTTTATCCACTATTTTCGCAATCAGTGAAATATACAAAGAAGACACCTACTTATGGGAACTTTGATAAGACCATCTTTGAACATGTTCAAGACTCAATTAAACAATATTATGACATGCATTACGGAGATGCTAAACAGCTCCGACTTCGTGAAATAATTAATGGTTTTGAACACGTACAACCATTTGATATGACAACATCAGCTGGACCAAAAATGAAACGCGATTTTAATATCAATAGTAAAATTCCAAAAACTGGACAATATGACGTACTCTTTACAAATTGTAATGCCTCAGATCCACAGAAGAAACCCTTCTATGTGATAAACACTAAAACAAATGCGGGTAATGCGCTCATGCAAGATTTTCATCATTACACAAGCGCAATTGAAGCTGGAGATCCA